TTCTGACACTTCATTACCTCCTTCTGCGTTTGCCTGTTTTGCAATTGTTTGTGTTTCAGGCAACGTGGATCTTGACTTGTGTAAATCAAGAATTCTATCTATTTCTTTTGCTTTGTTAACATCGTTTGATTCTACCCAACCAATTAGTGTTGCTGGGTTTCCAGATACTGGTGAGTCAAATTCTTTTTCTGTTGATACAAAGACTGAGTCGCTTTCTTCGCAATAGAAAATATTTTCTGTTACTACATCTGCGGCCATACCTTTAAAAATCATTTGTCCATTCATCTTCTCAATTGACAAGATATTGCATAGCTCGTTTGCAGGAGAATCAACAATTGAAAGTTCAACTAACTCGTAGTTTTTAATAAATCTAACTGTCTCTCCGTTTGCTTTGTTAACTTCATTATCTGACTCTAGAATCTTTCCGCCAATTGAAAAGCCTGAAAGAGTTCCATCAAGAACTTTTTCCCATGTATCTTGTGCGCCCTTTGAGATGTATGATGTTACATACACTCCGTTATAAAATTCTTTTGATGCTGGATCATAATAAGTTTCTGGCTTAAATGAAAGCATCTTGCCTACAGCTGTAGGGCCATGCATTTCACGAATGTTTCCACGGAAACTTTCAAAAGCCTTTAGGCTTGCTTCCATTGTAACTACATCGCCAGTTTGATCAACATTATCTAGTGTTGCAAAACCTGAGACAGTTCTCTTTTCACGATTTACTTTTGTGAATGGAACTGATAAATGGAGATTGTTTCCATTTGAAGACCAATTAGATTTTTCAATGTTCATATGCTTAATTTTATCTATTTGTAGATAAAAAGGCAAATAGTGGTTGAGTGGATTTATTCAACCGTTCTTCCGTCTCCCTGAGCATTTCTACCTTCCCCAGAAATATCTGGAGAATTAGCTTGTCTTTCCTGCTCTCTTCGACGTGTATTATTTGCCTGGCTTCTGATTTCGGCCTGCTGTTGTGGCTTTAATTCAACCATGTCGTCTCCGCCATCTAGCGGAATCATGCCTCTTCTAATTCTAACTTCATTAGGAGTAATTACCTGCATTCTCAAATATCTCTCATCAATCTTAGACTGAGTATCCTCATCTGTAAGAGTTAATTCATTGAATTTAAGAGAAAGGGCATCTGTCTTTTCTTCAATAATCTTATTTAATTTCTTCTCTAATGTAAGCTGTGATGGACGGCAAACCTGCTCTTTAAATGTCTTATCAGCATCTCTTGCTACCGCTAAATTAACTCCTTCTGGAGTTCCAATTTTATTAATTGGGACACGGTGTGCTAATAGAATTTCATCTCTATTTGCCTTACGGTAAACGTTAAATGATGACTCTTGTGCTCCCGCCTCAATTGGCTCCATTTTAAATTCAACCTTGGAGTCTGGTGAGTCTGCTGGAAGAGGAATATATAGGGATCTGTGATTCTTACCCTTAAGCCCTACCTGGAAAAATTCAAGTAGCTTAGCCAATGCGTTCTGTGCTGCGATGATATCTGGAATTCCATAATAGTTATTTGTAGGAGTATACTTCTTCAAATGAATAACTTCATTTGGACGATCTTCTTGTCCTGCAATAGGGTTCTCTGTTTGTGTATCACCAAAGTTGCGGAAGTAAACAGCCTTGCCATAAAGCAATTGAACAAAGCCATCTCTTAGTCTGCGAACACGCATTGTCTTTGATGGGATATGCCCAATGTAACCAATGTTGCCTGCAGTTGTACGGCTAATTTCAATGTAGCCATTTCCTGTTGCCTCTAAATCTGTATAAGCCTTAATCAATGTCTGTGTGAATGTATCTTCATCATTCGTTGAATCAAGCCATAGTTGTAGATCTTGCTTTAGCTTATTAAGCTTTCTACGTGCACGTTCCAATTGCTTTGGATCTTCTATTGAATCAAATGCGTCATTTGTTTTTTTGGTCTCTATAAAATCATAACCAAGACCAACAATGTTTGCAACCTTAGCATTAATTGCTGCATAGTTATAAGTTGAAATTTCATAAATCTTTGAAAGATATTCTAGGTTGTATGGAGGTTCAATAAGGTCGAACATCGCATATCCAGTAATTGCTTGTGCTAATAGATTTTGCTGTGTTCCAGTATCTTCTCTACCAGTAAATGACTTAGATAGCTCTCTGCTTATTTTACGACGAAATGCTGGACTCAATCCAGATACCTTTTTTAGCGCATCTTCCTGCATCATGAATGGATCTGATGGATCCATCTCTGGCTCTTTCTTTAATCTAAAAAGATCAGACGCAGAAGAAATTTCAATTCTACCTGTTGACTCCGAATCGCTATCTTGTACAAACTCCATAATAGTCTCCTTATTTAGGAAGAATTAACTTCTTCATTTCGTCTTTGTGGTTTCCAACATCTAGTGGATCTGGAATCAATCCCCACTCAAGTCTTTTTTGCTGATATTCAAATTCTTCATCATCAATTTTTCTACGCCCTGAAAGGAATTTTGGCTGACCTTCATATATTCCGTATGAGCCAACCTCACTAACCAATGCATCAATTTTTGCCTTATTGCCTTTCATGGATGTGACTGATAAAAAGTTACCCTCATCGTCTCCGACCCATCTGCCATCTGGCATTTCCCACACATAAATACCAAGTCTGGTCTCTTCGTCCATTACTTGGGTATTGATCTTATTGATGTCCATAGTTATTTATTTTACCATTATCTGCAACAAAAGTCCAGATCTTGTCACCATGTGTGACAAAATTACACTGATTGTATTACAACCCATTCATTATTGTAGTATTCTGCATCCTCTTCTGTCAATGTTATGACAGGTTCTGATACCTGCAATGAGGGCTTTCCAGTATATAAATTAAAATGAGTAAGAGCATCTGTAAGGGTTAATGCTGTTTTATATATAGCTATATTGTTGTATAGGTGGTTCCCCCCGCCTGTTGATTCATAATTAAACTGAATTGTGTTTGAAATTGGGTTTGTGAACACAATAACAATATGTGACGGTTCATCAATTTCAAGCAAATCGGCTATGGAGGTCGCAGATGACTTATCTAGACCGTTTACATAGACAGCAGCCACATTGGTCTTAGAAAGCACTCCAGAGCCGTTCCAGGCCAGTCTAGAGGTTGTGTATCCACCAGACCCTAAAGTATAAAGCAATGTATTTGCTGACAAATCAGATGGCGTAAAGAATAGCTCTACTGACCTAATAGATGAAATTGTTGATAAATTAAATCCAGTTCCAGAAGCTGGTCTAATTCCATTTGAATAGTTTCTTGAAAATACTGGATAATTTAATGGGCCTAAATCATATTCTGAAGATGAAGATATCTTGTCTCCAGAATTGTCTGCATATGAGTCTTTATTATTAAAAAAGCTTATGGCAAAGAATGATAGCCTTGGAAGATATTTGCTTGAGTCTGATGTAGACATTGTAATTCTTACCCAAACTTTTCCGCCTGTATCAAAACTGGACTTATTAAACTGAGGTAAAGACGACCCATTTGTGCAGGAAACATAGTTTGTGCCGTCAATGCTTGTCTCAACAGAGATTCCAAGATTGCCTCTCCACTCTATCTTAGAGCTATTGAGCCCAAGCTGGGTTGGAATCATAAATGAATCATTAATTATAAATGTCTTGCTACCTGCTGTTTCTGTTTTATTAAAAGCAATATATTTACCATATTGATCATAATATGTGTTGCTATCTAAAAACTCTGTCCACGGCCTGCTTTCTGGATATGAATAAACAAATGGCTTTTTAATTTTTGCATCAATTACGCTAAACACAGAGCCTTCGTCTGGAACAACTACGTGTGATGATGGTGATGCTAAATTGCCATAATTATAATGCTTTAGTATTGATGATCCTGGAAGTGAATATCTATATATAGCTGGGGCATCTACAATAAAACTATCAGATGTATTTAGTGTAGGACCAATTGATAAATTAATTGATGAATTAGTAAATTTAAAACCGCCATTGTCCCAAAATATTCCTATGTTGTTTGATGCATCTGCAAAAATTGCTGTCACATTTGAAGTTGTAATTCCTGGATAAACCCATACCTCTAGGGTAAAGTCATTATCGTACGAATACTTTGTTCCAAATGAATGTGCTGTGCTTGCACCATAGTAATTTTTTGTTATTGGTACACTTATACTTCCAAGAGTAGTAATCTTTGTTCCGTACCCGCCGCCTGATACTAGTGGCAACGTATACACATTATCAGCAAAGTCGCCAACATAACTAGCATTGTTATTGCATCCAGAATAATCATTTGCATATACTAGTGGGGAATTGTAAAGGGCTGCTTCATTATATGAAGAATCAGAATCATTGTATGAAGTTACAGAATAGTACTGCTGATAAATCTCGTCTAGTGGCCAAAAGCCAATGGGGTAATCTTGAATTACTTTTAATTGGTAAGACATTTATACCCCTTATGCCATTGCGGTTGTTCTTGAGACTTCTAGTAAGCTTGTTCCGTCTGAAATAAAATCAAAAACAAAATATCTAGCTGTGGTTGTTCCAGTCGCCAATGTTCCTTGTGACCTAAAGCCTGTGCCAAATGTCATTGTATATGATGTTGTTCCGCTTGTTAAAACAACTAAACTACAACGTGTGCCAGATGCTGGCACTGTAGTTGTAAATGATCCAGTTGCAGTTGGAGTCACTCTAACATTTCTATTTGTAGAAAGAGCTAGGGCTAAAGTTCCATTTGCTAAAGCAGTAAATGTCTTTTCTAGCTGTGAAACTCTATAGTCTAAAGATGTTGTAACTGCAGAGCTATTAACTCCAACCTTTGCTTGTAACGCTTCAATTGCATCATTTGCATTCGCATGCTGATCTGCATGCAAAACCCCAGCATCACTGAGTTTATTCGATGATGTGGGGTTTGTAAGAGCATCTAATGATGTTGGGAAATTGGTAGCCATATTGTTAGTATACCAAAGGATCCTCTAAAAACGAAATTACTCTGTAGGTGTTACTGGCAAAGCATTTAGTTCATTTTGATGAACTTCAAGGGCTGCATTTAGGATAGAAAGTGACTTGTCTGCCGCTTCAATTCCAGCTGCATCTTCAAGTGTTTCGCATGTCTGCTTATTCAATGAGTGCTGATATGCCTCTGCTGCAAATTGTGAAATTCGTTGCTGAAGTATATTGCGCTTCTGCTCGTCTGTGAGCATTGAGTTATAATCTACTGTCATTTTATTCTCCTTTTGACTTTTATAGTATACTAAATAACTTATAAAAAAACAATATTAATATATTAATTGTTTTCCCATAAATGTTTTTCAGACT